GAATGAGTCCAAAGCCATAAAATCCTAGTCCTGGCAGAAACTTGAAGTGGACAAAATATTGGATCTTATTTTTCTTTAGATCATTGGGCGCATAGTTTCTCCGTATGGAGAGGACTACTCGGCTGCCTTCTTCTACAGTTACAATGTAGGGCAATTTTATTCCTGTTGGCTCACCATTAGAACCAACTTCTTCGAAACCTTCTAGGTCAAGATTAACATGACACTCTAACAGAGTATACACAGGTTCTTGTTTACCTGTCTTTTTAGTTCCGTCTAATTCTTTTTCTTTTTTATCAAGATCATTTTTTTCTACATGACCTGGTGGTCCTAACTCTACATCTCTGTAGAAACCATTGACCTGTTGTTTTCTTAATTCGTTTTCTGATATTTTAATTACATGAATTACAGACTCTGCATCCTCGATACTTGTTGCAGTATATGGCACAACTAATTCATCTGCTGGCACAAACTTTGATACAGCTCTGCCCATCGGCACATCGTAGTAAACTTTTTTAAATGTCGAACCTGCAAGTGGTAGATGAAATAACATCGAGTCAAACTCTGCCTCGTACTCTTTCATCTGATCCATAATCAGATAGTTCATAAAATCTTTTACACGAACCGCCTGTTGCTCTGTCTGTGGATTTTTCACACCTATGACCTGTGTTCTTACTGGTCCGTCTGCTGGTAATAATTCTTTGTATGCCTGTGCTTGAAACTGTGTTACTGCCTCAGCTAACACTGGGTGTGTTGCACCTGAAGCTCCTTGAAATGGCTCTGTTCTATTCTCGTATTTAAAACCAAGTAGATCTAATCCTGTGATATAGGATTGTTCCCATTCTTTTCTTGACGCCTTGTAGTCCATGTAGTTTTGAACCATCTCGTTTCCTACTGGTTCTAAAACATCATCAGGTAAAAGTTCTGCTAGATTATCAAAGTGTGATTCTGTTCCTGGTACGTTGATTGCACCTGGCTCGTAGTCTAATGTTACGCCACCATCCTCTTCTGGTATGACCTCGATCGGTCCTTTTTCTTCTACTGGTTCCTGAACAGCAACGTCTTGGATCTCCTCTTGTGAGGGAATCTTTTCTTGGTTTCTAGTGTTCGGGAGTCCTTTGTCTATTTCTGCCATTTAATACTCCTATTGTTTCTTAACACGTTTAAATGCTGCTGGCAACCCTTCATCACCGTGTGGTGTGGGTCCTGATATTGGTGCTGGACCAGATTTTTTACCACCTGATAAACCTGCCATACCACCATCTGCTGCTGAAAATTCATCAAAAGCATTTCTACCACCTCTTAAATTTTGCATAACTGCTTGTTGACGTTCTTTTCTAAATAACTCTGTTTTTTGATCTGGTGTCAAAGCATCTAGTTGTTTTTTTCTAGCTCGTATGGCTTTAGCTGCATCAATACCTAACCCTGCTGCAGTAATGCCAAGTCCAACAGGTGTTGTAAATCTAGCAAACCTACCTAGATTTAAGATTCTTTGAGCTGTTGGGTTTGTTGTAATCTTTGATAAATTTTCTTTAAGAACACCTGGTAAAGATAATTCTAAACCAACCAAAGGATCTATAACCGCGTCAGCAATGTTCTCTCCCTTATCTATATTAGATTTTACTTGCATGGCTGCAAAAGGTAAAACACCAAGTCTTGTTCCAGCACCTCTAAAAGCTTTTCCTAGTGCAGTTCTAATTGGTGTGCCTGTTGCTTTTAAAACAGCAGCCGTGCCAGCTGCTGATAATCCTGCACCTGTGGTAATTGGATTTCTTCTTGCAAAAGTATCTTCTTCTATTGATTTAATTCCAATATTAGGATCAAAACTTGCTGTTAATGGAAAACCATACGCATTTAAAAAATCATCCTCTAAAGATGCAACTTTTGGAATCACTCTCATCATTTTTCTTAATGTATCAGGTGTTGCATTTTTTAATTTTTGAAACATTTTCTTTTCATCATACTCATTAAAAAATTTTTTCATTCCCTCTAATGTATTTTGAACATTTTTCTTTAACACGCCTCGTTGACCTGTTTCCATAATCTGGCCAACAGTTCTATAATTTTCTGGAACGACAACAGTATAACCTGCATCTTTAGATGCTTTAATCAAATCTGTGCCAGGTATCTGTCTAAACATTTTTTTACCAGTCTCTCCAACTTTTTTAGGTCTCGCAATATCCTCTAATCTTTCTGCAGAGTAATATTGATCTGCTGTTCCTAAACCAATGTTAGGGAGTTTAGATCCTGTTTCTTTTTCATAATACTTTATAGTATCTTGAAAATCGTTTATTAAAGATTGAGCTTTTTTTCTGTTTTGTATATTTTTTGAAAGATTTAATTTATCTAAATTTTCTCTGAGTTTTGTAAATTCTTTTTGAAATGTAGATAATTGTTTTTGATTAAATTTACCTTCAGCTATATCTACAAAGTCAGAAAAAGCGGCTGTCTTTGTTCTTGCTGCACCTGTTACTCCAGCTATCTCATTTAAATTAAAACCAAAAGGACTATTTTTACTGTAGATTGGAAGTCCTGCTTCTTTAAGAGCTTTACTAATATTATCTTTAAATTCTTTAAAAGTACCTGTTCTTCTTCCTATTTTTTCATCAATTGTATCTAATGCAATTTTGTATGCTTGATCTGCATAAAAATTTCCATATCGACCCGCACTTGAAGCTTTCTGAATATTTTTTGCTTTTGTTTTATTTCTTTTTATACTTTTTAATTCGGGATTTAAAAAGTCTGTTCCATTATACCATTGTGATAGTCGAGCAGTTACATTACCTGCAGTGGTTGGGGTTATATCTTTTGAAATTAAATTATGAATTGTATTTTTATTTTTTCCAGTAGGATCTTTTAATAAAGGTAGTTCGCCTTTCGCATATTTATCACCAAATTTTTTATCAAACTCTAACATTAAATTTATTGTGTTAGGTTTTAATTGTCCTTTTCTAGAGGAAATCTTTTGAAATGTTTCTATTTGTCCTTTTGTTGGTTTTTTAAAATAAAAAGTTTCTCCTATTTTTACAGGTTTTAAAAGTTTATCTATTTCTTGAGTTAGTAATGTTCCACCTTCTTTTGCTTGTTTAACCCTAAAATAATCTTTTCTACTTATTGGTAAATTTTCGAATACGTCGGTTGACTTTACATAATTATTAGGAATTTTAGATTTTGTTTCTGCAGCTATATCAAAAAATTTTGATTTCTGTGTTTTAATTGCACCCAATGATAAGGGATCACCAGTTCTATTTACAAAGTTATTTTTATTAAAATACTCTAATAATTCTTTGTTACTTTTATCCGGAAATTTTTCTGCGATTTCTATAAATTTTTCTCCAGTTAAAATTTTTTTAGGTCCATCAGAAAACCCGATCCGTCCACCATCAGCTTTTGGGTTACGTTTGTTAAACTCGTTAAATAATTTTATTTCTTTGACTTGTGGTTTTGGATTTGGTCTTGCAATATCTGATGCAAACTTAACTTTATCTTTAACACCTGATCGAAGCATATATGCCATCATCTGTGCTCTATCTTTTGGATGCATTACTCTCCTAACATTCTAGCGATACCACCACTTGCTTTTTTAATCGATGGTGCATCCTCTGTAACTTCTTCTATAATTTCTTTTTTAGATATCTCATCAATCTGTGATGCGTCAGCAGCAGTTCCATCTTGATCAAACTCTACTTTATACTCCTCATACTCTTCGCTTGGGTTTGGATCCCCTTCATCGGGTTTAGGTTTTTTATATCGCATTTCAGTTCTATCATTTATTACGTCAAAACTTTTATCACCAGAAACTCCCACTCCCATTTTATCTTTTTGAATCATAATTTCACCTGTATCTAAATCTTCAATCAATTCATACTGGTCACCGTTTTTACCTGTGTAGGTAAATTCATTAACTCTTTCTTTATAACTTGGAGTTGTTCTTTGTTTACCAAATAATTTAATCTTAGCGACTAGATCAAAAAAATATGATGGGGCCTCTGTTACAGTTTCCACAGCTTTATCTACTATTGGTGCTGCTTCTTTACCAAGATTTAACAAACCTGTTTTAAGTGCAGTGATACCCGCACCCGCTGCTCCCACAGTTTTTAAAAACGCTCTACGTGCTTTGTCTATTGATCCTAACTTAAACCCTGCACGTCCACCTGTTGCCATGTCTTCTGGATCATCTAAACCAAATCTTTTTCTAATCTCTTCTTCTGTCTCACCTTTAAATTTTTGATAACCTTTATCTTTAGATAATTTTATCTGTAAGTTTCTTCTAGCCTCTTTGTTTTCTCTATTTAATTTTTCTAATATCTCATCCTCGCTCTGTATCGGAGCTGAGATATCATCTTTGCCACCACGGCTACCTGGTGGTGGTAGATCATCATCTGGTATCTGTTTACCACCCATGATGCCTTTTTTAGGATCAATCTCTTTACCTTCTAGATCAAATACTTTTGCTGATTTTGTAGATTTAATTCCT